TGAAGGTCGACCAGAAGATTGAGACGACGGTCAACCACGTTGAAGCGCTGGACGCTGCGCGGCGCCGGAAAGAGGACGCGTCTAAGAAGCGCGCCGAACTCACACTCGTGCAAGGAAGCAAGTCATGAACAAGTATTGGAAACGGTTCTTCTGGAACCTGCGCAATCTCGGCAACGACAAGCTGAACCCGTACGTCCTCAACGGTGAGGATGACCTGCAGCCCAAGACGCGGACGGCCTGGGAAGACCTGGGGCACAGCTTCAAAAATCTCTGGGCGCACACCCCGTCGAAATGACTGACAACGTCATCAGCTTCGCTGCAGCCAAGGCTACTCGCGGAGCGGGCGGTGTGGCCGGCGACATCGACAAAAAGATAATGCTGAGCATGCATACCGCGATCGATCGGCTTGTGAACCACATGTCGAACAAATGCGGCATGCGGATGCTGAGTGTGCACGTGCGGTACTACAACGACCCCAAAACGGGCGAACTGCTGTATGGTACGGACTTCGAGGGACATTGGATCAAGGAAGAGAAGCCTGCAGCGAGCGGCAGCATAGCCGACATTGCAAAAGCCAGGGAAGGCATTGATGACAAGAGCACGGACTAAGGGAGTACCTCAGACATCGTTTGAGGGGGAGCTGGCGAACGATATCGCCGAGTTCTACGACGACCCGCTCGGGTTCGTCTTCTACGCGTTTGAGTGGGGCGTCGGCGAGCTGCAGGGCATGGACGGGCCAGACGTATGGCAGGCCCAGCAACTGGAGCGTATCCGCCTCAAGTTCGAAGGAGATCCTGAGGCCACCATCCGGGAAGCCGTCGCGTCGGGACACGGTATCGGCAAGGGCACGGAGACCGCATGGCTGATCCTGTGGGCCATGAGCACCCGCCCGCACCTCAACGGTGTCGTTACCGCCAACACGACCACCCAGCTGAATACCAAGACATGGCGGGAATTGGCGCTGTGGCACAAACGATCGATCAACCGTCACTGGTTCAACTGGACCGCGACGAAGTTCTTCCACGTGGAACACCCCGAGACCTGGTTCTGCGCGGCCATCCCGAACACCGAACATAATTCCGAGGCGTTTGCTGGTCTACACGCACAGCACGTCCTGATCATCTATGACGAGGCATCCGGTATCCCGGACATCATTTGGCAGGTAACCGAGGGCGCCATGACCACGCCGCGCGCCATGTGGTTCGCGTTCGGGAACCCGACCCGGAACACCGGGCAGTTCCGCCAGATATTCGAGGGCGACTACCGGTGGCACTGCACGCAGATCGACTCCCGCACCTGCAAGATGACGAACAAGAAAGAGATCCAGGAGTGGCAGGACACGTACGGCGAGGACAGCGACTTCATGCGTGTCCGCGTCCGGGGGCTGTTCCCGCGCGTTGGCAGCATGCAGTTTATCAGCTCCGACATCGTCGACCTGGCCCGCATCAACGAGATCCCGGATGACGCCTATGTCGGGCTGCCGGTGGTGATAGCTGTGGACGTTGCGCGATACGGGGACGATAAGACGGTTATCGTGGTCCGGCAGGGGCGCAAGATAGTCGAGATGCTCAAGTTCCGCGAGCTGAACACCATGGAGGTCGCTGCTATGACGTCCAACGTCATAAAGGCGTGGTCTAAAGCCGGCCAGGGTGTTGGCGCCGTGTTTGTCGACGAGGTAGGTGTTGGGGCGGGTGTAGTCGACAGGCTACGCATGCTGGGGTTCGAGATCATGGGCGTGAACGGCGGGCACCGCCCGAACGACGAAAAGACGTACTACAACAAGCGTGCCGAGATGTGGGGCCGCATGCGCGAGTGGTTGAAAGAGGGCGCGCAGATTCCACTCGACGATCCTGACCTGCGAACCGGCCTGATCGGCATCCAGTACGGGTTTGACGACAAGGACCGCACGCGTCTCGAGCGCAAGGCGGACATGAAGAAGCGCGGGCTCAGCTCGCCGGATGAGGCCGACGCAATCGCTATGACGTTTGCCGAGCACCTGGGCGAGATGGGCAAGCGCAGTTTTGAGCCAAATGACAATTTTGAACCGGAAGCAGAGGAGGTCGTGTGATGGGTAGGATTATTACGCCACGTCGTGGCAAAGAGTTTGCGAAGGACTACAACGCCATTCGGCTGGAGGACTCGGAGAGCGTCAACCAGGCCAAGCTCGAATCGTGGATCGCGAAAGAGCTGGGCTCCGAGCTGGCCACGCTGTACCCCAACCGGGAGTGGGGGGTGACGGTGGATGTGCTTGGTGGGATGGCCGTGATACAGTGCACCGACGTCTCCAGGTTCATGGGCTACCATGTCGGGCTGAACGATACCATCGAAGTGCTCCGGCAGAAGATGAAGCGGATCGGCGGCGAGATACTGGAGAGGGGCAATATGACCCGCGGCCACACGACCGAAGAGAAGGTCGAAGCGACGCCTCGAACATTCAAGGACGAAGTGAAGAACCTCGACAATGGCTGAAGAGAACCACACCCCAGAGTTCCACCGTACCTCGGACGACGTCCCGGTAGGTCTAAACCCGCCCGAGTCGCCCGGACCCTCGATGCCCAACTTTGCCGATGACGACAAGAACGGCACGACGCAGGACGAGACGTGGCTGATCCAGAAGGCGCGCGACATGTACGCGACGTCGACCGACTACACGGATGCCAATATCACCAAACAGTGGGAGACAAACCTCAACCACTTCAACGGCCAGCACGCACCCGGCAGCCGCTTTTCATCGGTCAACCTGAAGCGTTCGAAGGTGTTCCGGCCAAAGACACGGTCGATGGTCAAGAGCCAGGAAGCCGCGTTCACGGTCGCTGCGTTCGGCAGCGAGAATATGCTGATCGTGTCCCCCGAGGACTCGGACAACATCAAGCAGCGCATCAGCGCGAAGGTGACCAAGGCGCTCATGGACTACCGCCTGCGCAAGTCCATGCGATGGTTCCAGACGGCTATCGGCGCGTGGCAGGACACCAAGGTATATGGCCTCTGCATCAGCTTTCAATACTGGCGCTATGAGGAAGACACGGACATCGAGCCGGAGTACGACGAGAACGGCGACGCAGTACGCGATGAAAAAGGCAGCCCGATGGGGCGGCCCAAGACAGTCGTCAGGGAAGACAGGCCGGTCGTCGACGTTATTGCGCCGGATCTGTTTCGGTTCGATCCAATGTGCGACTGGCGCGACCCGGCTAACACATCGCCGTACCTGATCTATCTGATGCCGATGTACGCGGGCGCCGCGCTCGAGAAGATGGAGCAGATCCACCAGAAGACGAAGAAGCCCGTTTGGATGAAGCACGACATGAGCGCCATCCTCGGCACCGTGCGGCAAGACTTCTCCCGCACCCGACAAGCCCGCGAGGGGGATCGGCGAGTAGACCCGGCCGAGCAACGGCACGGGAATGAATTTACGACAGTCTGGGCCCACCTGAATATCGTCAAGGTGAACGGCGAAGACTATGGCTATTGGACGATGGGCACCGAGCTACTTCTCACGAAGGCAGTGCCTCTTGTCAAAATGTTCCCGCACCTGCGCCGGGGCGAACGTCCGTTCGTCGTCGGCACCTCGACGATCGAGGCGCATCGGAATTATCCTGCCGGCGACGTCGAGCAGGCTGCCGGAATCCAAGAAGAAATAAACACGATCGCGAACCAGCGTATCGACAACGTAAAACTGGTGCTGAACAAGCGCTACTACGTGAAGCGCGGCGCCCAGGTGGACCTGGACGCGCTCATGCGCAACGTGCCTGGCGGCGGCGTGATGATGAACGACCCCGAGAAGGACGTGAAGACTGTCGAGACGAACGACGTTACCAGCTCCAGCTACACGGAGCAGGATCGGCTTGCCGTTGAGATGGACGAGCTTGTGGGCTCCTTCTCGACGTCATCCGTGTCGTCCAACAAGGCCCTCGGTGAAACCGTTGGCGGCATGGGTATGATGCAGCAAAGCTCAGGCTCGGTGCAGGACTACGGCATTCGCGTGTTCATGGTTACCTGGATGGAGCCGGTGCTCCAACAGCTGGTGCGTCTCGAGCAGATGTACGAGACGGACGCAGTCGTGCTGGCGCTCGCGGCTAAGCAGTCGGAGCTGTGGACTCGCTTCGGCACGGACAAGGTCACAGACGAGTATCTGAAGCAGGACCTGACGGTCAACGTAGACGTGGGCATCGGCAACACCGATCCCGTGCGGCGCGTTGAGCGCCTCACCTTCGGGATAAAGAATGTTCTGGAGCTGCCGGGCATGGCCGACCGTATCAAGTCGAACGATATCGCCGACGAGATCTTCGGATCGATCGGCTACAAGACTGCCGGCCGGTTCTTCATGAACGACGAAGAACTCAAGGCCCAGACGGAGAAGACTCCGCCGCAGCCGCCGCTGGAGATCCAGCTGAAGCAAATGGACATCGAGTCGCGCGAAAAGATCGAGGACGCTCGGCACAAGCGCGAGATGGAAAAACTGGCAGCCCAGGAACGCATAGCGAAGATGACTCAGCAGTCACAGGGCACCATAAAAATGGACGAGCTGGATACCAAGGAAAAGATTGCGGCACAAGACCGCACATCCATGGAAAAGATAGCTACGCTGTCGGCATCCAACAAAATCCGCGAGATGAACATGAAGACTGTAAGCGGGAGCGGAATCTAAGCCGAGGGAGGGGACATGACGGTCGAGTTTATCAGCGACACAGAACGAGCATATTTCGAGGAAGCGCGCCTTGGCAACACTGTCAGGGACTTCCTCGTGTCAGACGTCGGGCGGTACCTACACGGTCGCGCCCGCATCCAACTCCAAGAAGCACAGACCAGTCTGGTCCACTGCAAACCGGAGGAACTGGCCGATCTCCAGCGGAAAGCACAGCAAGCCGAGACATTCATGTCGTGGCTGGCCGAGGCTATAACCAACGGAGAAGCGGCCTACACAAGCCTGAAGGAGTATAGAGATGAGTGAAGTCACCCACCAAGATGGCGGTGAACCGGCGAAGGAAAAGCCGTTCCCGCAGGGTAAGTTGCCGGAAGCGGAAGGGAAGAGGACAGAGGGGGCGAAGAGTGCGCCGAACCCGCGCGACGCTATCATTGAGCGCATGTCGAAGCGTGCGGACAAAGAACGCACCGACGCGATGTCTGCGGCTGCCGAAGGACTGGAGTCGAAAGTAGACATGTTCCCGGATCATTCCGAGGAAGTGCGGCAAGAGCAACGCGCGCCGATCGACGACTACGTTGTCGTCAAAGACGGCAAGTCGTTCATGCGACTGAAGGTCGACGGGAAGGAGAGCCTTGTTGCAATGGATCGCGTTCGTGCTACCATGCAAAAAGATGAAGCCGCAGAAGTGCGTCTTCAGAAGGCGGCGGACTGGCAGAAGAACCTGGCAGGACGCGAAGCCCAGATAGCTGAGAGGGAGAAGCAACTCTCCCAACGCGCTCAGCAAGTCTCGCTACCCACTCCTCGTGCTGTGGATGCAGACGATCCGAACCTCCTGAGCGAGGTTCAAAGCGTGGTCTCCGATCTGTTTGACGGAAAGGAGAAAGACGCCGTTGCCAAGTTGGCAAAGGTCTTGAGTCGGTCTCGGACAACTGTAGCGATACAGACTCCGATCGATACTCAGGCCATAGCCAAGGAAGCGGCAGCCCAAGTGAAGAAGATCGGTCAGGCTGAGGCCTATAGGGACAGTTTGGAATCGGGCTACGAAGCCTTCAAGACAGACTTCCCAGAGATCATGGCTGACGAGTTACTCTTCGCCGCGGTAGATAAGGTGACTGAGCGATTGGAACGGGACAACCCACAGTGGAAACCCGCTCAAATCATGAAGGCAGCTGGCACCGAGGTGCGTGAGTGGTCCAAGGGAATCCGGGGGCCAGTTGACACCAAAAAAGATCCAGCACAAGATCGTCTCGACGCAAAACGTGATTTAGTGCCGATGCCGAACGCGCGCGAAGGATCGCCGCCAAGAAACGAACCGGAACAAGAAATGACGCCGGCGGAAGAAATGGCAGCGCTCCGTAGAGCACGGGGGCAACCGGTTTAACCAAGCAAAGGAGTGCTTAGACATGCAAGTCTGGCAAACAAATTCTCTCGGGGGCTTCATGTGGTCCCCCAACCTGAGCCGCAAGCTGCGTACAGCTCTGCAGCCCATGGTCCGATATCGTCAGTTCTGCGACGCACGCGAAGCGTTCGGTCTCGGAAAGGGCGAAACTTTTAACTGGAACGTGTTTGGGGACGTGGCTACGGCTGGCGGAACCCTTCTCGAACTAGAAGAAATGCCGGCCACCCAGTTCTCGATCACTCAGAACAGTCTGACGATCACGGAATACGGCAACAGTGTCCCGTTCACCAAGAAGCTCGACGATCTGTCGGAGCAACCGGTGACCGAGATCATCCACAAGGTTCTCAAGAACGACGCTCGCAAGACGCTGGATGCAGCCGCGTATGCCAAGTTCCAAACGACCCTGCTGCGGGTCACCCCGACGGGTGGCAACTCGCTGACAGCTCTCGACCTCAACCAAGCGGGAACGGCACCGGGGACGAACAACGTCGCCTTCCGTGCGTCCCATGCGAAGTTGGTGGCTGACCTGTTGACGGAACGGGACATCCCGACGTACGACGGTGTGAACTACATGGCTGTAGCGCGTCCCTCGACGCTGCGCACCATGAAGAACGACCTCGAGTCGATCCATCAGTACACGTCAGAAGGCTGGCACGTGATCATGAACGGCGAGAAAGGGCGATACGAAGGTATCCGTTTCGTCGAGCAGACCGCCATCGCAGCTGCAACGAACTTCGCAACCAACAACCTGTCGAACGAGATCTACTTCTTCGGTGCTGACACCGTGGTCGAGGCCTTCGCGATCCCGGAAGAAATCCGCGGAAAGATCCCGACAGACTTCGGACGGTCGCGCGGTGTCGCGTGGTACGCCGAACTGGGGTACGGTTTGGCGCACAGCACAGCCGCACAGCAGCGCATCATCAAGTGGGACTCAATCTCCTAATCGGGGGCTGATCTCACTCACAAAGGAGAAATTACATGCGTGCATACGATCTTCCCTTGGTTGAGACCTACCGTTTCCCGGCGATTTCGCTGGCTGCGGTGGCGACCGTCAACCGGTTCATTGGACCGCTGGGTAAAACCGGCCGGGTGCTGAACCTGTCCTGGCTTGTCACGACCGTGCTGGTCGGCGCCCCGTCCCCCGTCGTTGCGGTCGATCAGACCGTCGCGTTGACGACCACGCCGAAGTTCACGATCCCGACGATCACCGCCGTCAACATCGGCGGAACGGCAACGAAAGCAGTGCTCAAAGCTGCCTCGACGCTGACGAAGGACCTGGTCTGTAACCTGAACGTGACGACCCTGACGACCTCCGGCAACGCCGATGTCGTCGTGACTGTCGGTTGGTTCGAATAAACGAAACCCCCGAGACCCGGTTTGCGTAGGCAGGCCGGTTATCGGTAAACCCTAAGGAGAAATCAAATGGGTAGTGCAACAATTCCTGTAGACAAGTTGGGCTTCAGCGGCCAGGCCGCGGAAGAAGTTGAAGGTGCTCACAAGTCGACCCTCGGCGGAGCAGCGATGGACGACGGCGACGCGGCTGGCGTCACGGGCGGCCTCGCGTATCTTATGAAGTTCGATTCGTTCACGAACGTCCGGAAAGTCGACGACACGTCCGGTCGGGTGGTTTCGAACCCGCAGTCTGCGTCGGTGACGAAGTACGGCGAGACCTTCGAAGTCAAGTAAGCCAAGGGCTCCGGGGCTTCGGCCCCGGTTTCCTTTTAGGAGTCCTTCGCATGGCCAGCATCGACAAGCCTGTAAAGAACATGACGTACATGTCTCCGGATCTCGCGATCCCGGAGTTTGATACGAGCAAGAGCATCCCCATCCCGTTCATGAAGAACGGCGACATAGTAGAAGGGGTTGGCGGGTGTGCACAGATCGACACGACCTACGAGAACTACTCGGTCGCGTTCATCGAGCATCCCAAAACCATCAAGCCGATTGAACCCATGGGCGAAGAGCGTTATCCTCACCGCGCTGAGTAATTTTACTCAGTATCCTGAGGAGGACGATATGGCCCTGAAAGACGCTCCCGAGTTCGATCCAGCTCTCCCACACAACACCTGCTACGGCGACTCTGTTGAGAAGTACAGCCAGCGTGGGTTCTATTACGACACTCATTTCAACCCGGTATCCGAGCTTCCTGAGCCGCCCAACCGTCTCAAGGTAAGGGCGCATCTCATCAAGGAAGAAAAGGCTGTCAAGACCCAGTCGAGGGTTGAGATCGATCTGCCGATCCAAGTTCCGAACACCGTGCCGAAAGGCGCCAAGTCGCCGCTGTTTTCTCTTTCCGCTGCACGCGGGGAGGATAAGGCGGCTCTCGCTGCCGAGGAGAACGCTGAGTGACATATCTCGAGCTGGTTCAACACCTCCACAGCGATGTGGGCGCAGCCGGAAACGCGCCTGCCACGGTGGTGAGCCAGCGCGGGGAGTCGCTCCGCCTTGTTCAATGGATCCAGTCAGCCGACTGGTATATACAGTCGCTGTACACCAACTGGAAGTTCCTGCAGGTCATAGACCAGGCCTTCGTCACGGTTGCCCTGGCCGAGACGGTGAGCAAGCCGGCAACCCTTAAGCAGTGGGACCTGGACTCCTTCAAGTACAACAGCGGGAGCATAGAGGCAGTTGAGTACCACAAGATCAGGACCGAGTTTTTCGACAGCACGATCACCGGTCCCCCTAGCCGATTGATCATCCAGACCAACAACGACCTCAGCCCGGACCCCGTTCCGGACGCGGCCTACAGCTTCACTGGCAGCTACTTCAAGAAGCCGATACTCCTGACCACCAACTCACAGGTGTCGCTCATCCCGGACGATTTCCACATGGTAATCCTGGGGCGGGCGATGATCCTGTACGGCAACTACGAAGGGGCCCCCGAGGTGAAGCAACAGGGGCAAGAGATTTACGGCGAGTTCTTCCCGCGTCTGTACGATGACCAGATCCCTCAGGAAGGCTACGCGGGGTACAAAGGGACCGGCGGGTTCTTCCAAGTCACGACGGAGTAAGCCGTGGCGACAAAGACAAAATACTATCCCTTAGGCGGCGGCCTCGATGTCGTCACGCCAGCACTGTCTGTGGACCCCGGTGCCGCTCTCGCCATGATCAACTTCGAACCGTGGCAGAACGGCGGCTATCGTCGCATTGATGGCTTCGAGCGGTTCGACGGGCGGCCGAAACCTTCTGAGCAACGGTTCAAAGGGTGCGATGTAGATACGGTTGCCGGGCTAGTGCTCGGAACGACAGTGGTTACCGGCGGCACGTCCGGCGCCACGGGCACGATCTGCGGCATATGGGACGACGACGGCACCTATGGCATAGACTCGATCGGCATCATGCGTATCACAGGCACGTTCGTGAACGGGGAGACTCTCACCGGCGGCGGGTCGCGGGTGATATCTTCCGGCATCGTCGCGTCGCAGGCACCCAGCCAGGACCTCGAAGACACGTGGACCCTATACTGCCAGGCCAGTTACCGGACTGACATTCTGGTCGTGCCTGGTGCTACCGCCAACCCGGTTCGTGGGATATGGCGACGCGG